GTTGGTATGTCCATCGAGAAAGTTGCCTTGGTGAGTGATTTAGTATCTGCAAAGTAATTCCACTGACCAAACACAAGTTCCATAAATTCTTTTTTATCATTCTCGTCGTAGACCATTTTGTTCCTTTTTGAACCATCTTCATTTTCAATTTCAGTTAATTCTCCAGTCCATTGTGGTTGACCTTTGATTTTTTTGATGTGTTGTTTTTTGTATGCCAAAATCACACATTCTTTTGGGTTATAAATATAAGGTGAACTTGGGCTCATCCAAGAACCCCATGCCGTAGTCTTACTTCTGTGTGGTGATTGTTCTTCCAAATCCACAATACCGAAGAACCCAAATCCAATTTGTTTCATGATCTGCCACATCTCCGATACGAAGAATATACGACCACCTTTTTTCTGTCTGTTAATTTCGTAAGGAATGTTCAGTGCGATACGACCATCGTCCTTCAATAATCTATACACTTCACTTAACCAATTTTTGGCAAACTCAACATACTCATCAAATTCAACATCATCTTCGTGAACATCGTAAGCAATCCCAACTCCGTAAGGAGGGCTGGTAACCACTAAATCAACACTACCTTCAGGTAATGTCTTCATCACCTCAATACAATCTCCATTTATTATTTTTCCTGTTTCTATCATCTTCTTATTTTATACTCTCTAATAAATCCCACACTTCATTTGAAAACTCTTCGTAAAGGTCTCCATCCTCATCGTCTGATAAGTCAACGATTTCTTCGTCCAAACAAAAATCCACAATTATTTCGTGTATTTCACCTAGTGTTTGTTCATCGTTTTTTAATCCCTCGTATTGATTTAGGATCTGATTTTTTTGTTCTTCTGTTAATTTCATTTTAATAATTTTTAGGCCAACCCAATCTTCGACTTTCTTGGGCTTTAAGTTCTCCCTTCATTTGTTCCCACCTACCTTTTGATGTTGGTTTTAATGATTCAGGAATTTCATCCCATTCACGATTCATTTTAACCTCAATCTCCAAGTGAGCCAATCTTTCTTCTAATTGTCTTTCTCGTTTGTCCATATTTTATTTTTAAATTCCTGCTGTTAAATGGTAATAATATCCTTTACTGGATGTATCACCAAATGATTTATATGTATTGTAATCTTTTTCGTCATATAAGATTCCACTCACAACTTCCACACGACAACCAATGTCATCTACTTTGAATCTTAGTTTATCAATGTCAAAGTCCTCCTCCAATGGTATGTCATAAACGAGGTGCTCGCCCTTACAATAATCTTCTATGATAAGATATGCTACCTCACCACAATATTGTTCTTCGTAATCACTTCTATCACTATCAAGTTCCTCACTCTGATAAACAACATTACCTTCCTCATCTTCAACTCTTACAAAGAATGCGTCAGGGTATGGTCCCATAATTGATTCGTTTGGTGAATCAAAGAAAGTATCAACACCTAAGATCTCACATATTTGATCGTGATCCAACTCGTCGTGTTCCACCCCACCATCTCGTAGAGTTTCATATTGTTCCGTGTTTAGTTGGTAGGGGTAAACCTCCGCACCTTTACCACCTATTGTAATTTTATAGTATTTCATTCAGCAATATATTTTACGATTAAACTAGTCACTAATACAATTATTAACACCGATCCAAACCAAGCAAGTATTTTAAATGCCATGTAGTTTCGTTCAACATGTTCTTTTGACCTACCTTGATTTTCATTTGGATCCCAATCCATTTTAGACATTTTTTTCTAAATTATCAATATGATGTTGGAGATACCACATCGCTTTCTTAAGATCTTGTAGTTCTTTATCAGAATCTTTCTTTCCCGCTCTTGAGATATACTTTACCGTATTACCCAAAGAGAATCCTAAATTCCACGCATCAATCACCTTGATCGCTTCATAAATATTGTTTTCACCACCATAATGTTGAGGGTGATTTACCTGTTCTTTATTTTCCATATCTTATTTCCATATTAATTGTATTGCCAAAATTCCCATTGCCAAAATTAAACAAACTATTGTCTTTAAACTTAAAGGTTCCTTAAAAATTAACCAACTTAACCAAGTAAAGACAACCGCACCAATACTAAAACCTATCAGTCTTGAGGGCCACATCTGACCATCAAAAGCAATTACCATATTCTTAACTGAATACATAAACAACATTGAGATAGGAATTCCCATTAAGACCATTAACCAATAGTGATCTTTAACCCACTGGTATTTCATCTGCCCTTGTAGTTGGAAGAATGTCCCTACTTGAGCAAAAAACCCAAAAAGTATCCCTATTAATAACGACCCAAGATTCACCATCTTTATTTCATTTTATTTATTACACTCATTATTTCTTCTTCGGTAAAGCCTTCCGTAAACATCCTATAAACTTTGCGTGAAAAATCGTCGGTGCAGATAACCGCATCGGCGTCTAAGTATCTCATAAGATCATGGGTGTTTTTAAGGATGTTTTCTTTCTTGAGAATTCTCTTATTGAAACTCATTTCTTGTTATTAGGCTTCTGTTTGTACTTTTTCGTGTTCAATTCTTACTTTAGAAAAGTTAATATAAGCAATTAACTTTCTTTTGAAGAGTGGTAATAAAGTTTCTTGTATTGGGAACTCACCTTGTGAGATCATTTCAAATACAGGACTTACTTTAACTTCCTCTTCTGTCCATGTTGAAAATTTAGATATAATCTGATTCATTGTCAAACCATTTGATGGTTCGGAATAGATTAAATTTACAATAGTTTTTGATTCTGGTGATTTTTTTGCTGCTTGCTTAACTTCAAACTCCCAAACATATTTTGTTTTGGTTAGTTGATCCGAGTAATAGAAGAAACCCTTCTTGGTTAAAATATTTTTTTTGTTTTTCTTAACTTTAACCTCAACAGAATCATAAACCAAACTCCATACGGATTTGGCTATGTTAAAGTACTCGGTAATCCTTGGTGCTGAGTTAGTTAAGATTTGAACGAACTCTTGTTTTTCTTCGGTTGTAAGTTCAGGTAGATTTTTAACCTTTAAATCTCGTATTAAAAGTTCATCATCAATCGTGTTAAACTTTTTATCTGTGTATATGATTTTACGTTCTCTGATCAGAGTTTGTACATTCATTAAATGGAGAGATAGTTCTATGAACCCTGGGTATAACTCGAGTCTATCAAGTTTTTCACCCATCTTTTGGAAATAAGAAAGTAATTTATATTCTTTATGTTCCTTGTCGATTGGTTTTTCGAACATCCAATCGGTAGGCAATAAAAATTCTATTTTTTGTTTTCTTCTTGTCATTTATTAAAATATAAGACATAAACTTGAAATAATAAATAAAGTTTAATTTGTTCTTATAACAATATAGTCTTCCCCATCATAATATTCGGTGGAATAATCACCATCATAAGAGGACATAAACCCATATCCTTCCGATTGTATTAGGTCTTCAACAATTCCATCAACCTTAATAAAATTATTTACAATCCATTTACCGTCAAAACCCATGTCTTTTAGAAAATCTATAATACGATCTCTCTCATCATCGGCATATGATTGTGCCATATCGTCAATCGCTTCATCGTCATAATCACCTTCGGGGTTTTCTTCAATATCTTCAATTAAAACATCAAGTTCATTAATATAATCTTCAATTTCTTGTTTTTGTTCGTCAGTTAATTGTTCGTTATTTAGTCTTTCTTGTTGTTTTTTAATTCTTTCCTTACTAATATCAACATACCTTTGTTGTTCCGAACTTAATGAGAGCGGTACTTCATAACCATCAGGATCTTGATATATTATTTCCTCGAAATATTCTTTGAGCCACTTATCCGTATAATCATAATCTATGTTACTATCAAAAAGCCATTCAGAGAATGCGTCCGTACCCAATTCATCTATAAGTTCTTTAACATATCTTTCAGCGGCTTCGTCGGCTTCATCTCTCGTATAAACAACATATTCGCTTTCATAATCATTTTCACCTAACCAAGTAAATGACTGACCCTGCCCATAATGACCATAATCCTGAGGAAGTATAAAGTATTTATCTTCATTTTTAGCAGGTGTTCCGTTGGAATCTAAAGTTGTGTAAAGTGCTTCGGTTCTTATTGAAGTGTCATCACCATTATTAATGTCCCAAGCATTCTTTTCTCTTAACGCATCTAACCTTTGTAGAGACATTTTTCGTATTTTTTCTCTTTCAATGTTATCCATTTTAGATCCACTATACCTAAAATGCCCTTTAACCTTTTCTTTATCGAAATAAGGAATGTTAGTCCATGCCATGTTTAGATCCCCATCAATATAATCAATACCTTCAAGATCCTTAATATCTTCCTTACTATTCACATTTAAGGTACCGGTGATCCATATTTTTTTATCCTTATATCCTTTGATTTTTTTAATTCGTGATCCATAACCACCAACAACATCTAAAAGATCTACATAATCATCAGGAGATATTTTCACCCATTCATCTTCGGATTGTTCGAATAACATCACATTTACTGCGTTTTGAAGTTTCATATTGATAAATATGAGAAAAAAGAATTGATTTAATATAAAATCGAATTAAATTGTTTTTTAGAAAGTATTTATATACAAATAAACTATTAAAATTAACTAAGATGGGATGCGGATGTAAAAATAAAGGTAACCAAGCGGCACAACCGGCACCACAAGTAGTTCAGACTCCACAACAACAAACTCAAACAGTACAGGAGTCCGTAAAGAAAATTGTGGACAAATATTACAGAAACAAGTAATAAGGTAAAATTAAAATTCCAAGGTGTTCTATTCGGACACCTTTTTTTATTTACGATATTTATAATAAAACATTATTTTATGACGGTAAAAGAATATTTAAACGGAAGAACGATAACCGCAATTGAGATTCACGATCAATTAGTTTTTAACATATTTATCGGAGATGAATTAATTGGTTTAGATATCGACATATCGTCAGTACCTTCAGGGACTCCTTTATCATATAGAACTGATTTTCAAATAATTAATGATATATTAACTATTGATACAATATCATTAGATTTAAATAATAACAATGTACTAGGTTACGAATAATATTATGAGTTTACAAACAGCACAAGATTTAAGAAATATATTTAACTCCGATGGGTTTGTGGATGATCTTGAAGATCACTTCAATGACTTAGTAACCTTTTTTAAATTTATGAAAAAGTATGGTCTTTTAGGTGAAT